CAGGTAAAGTTGAACCTGCACATCATCAACCAAATTACTCTGGTTCAGACGCTGGTTAATGGCTGTCTTGCCCAGAGGGGCAAGCTACGAGGAATTTGTAGAATACGTTACTGATCTGCGTGGCGAAGTCCCTGAAGAAGAACTGAAGGAACTGTATCAACGCCGTTTGAAGTTGCACGGCATTACTTTTGATATGAAACGTGGCTGGAAATCAGTTGCGTTAGATGCTGACGAGCAAGATTTAACTAATCGTGAGTTAGAACAGAAAGTAGTGGCGGAAGCTAAAGCGCAGGGCAGAAATATAGCGAGGGTTTAATGCCGAAGAAGAGTCGTCAAACTATTCTTAGTGAATACCAAGAAAAAGTAGACAAGTGTATACAATGGCGTGATTCTGAGAATTACGACAAGACTTGGAGACGGCTTAATGACCTGTATCGAGGTAAACATTGGCCTTCTACTACGTTAAACAACCAGGATTTAATAGCTGTTAATCTAGCTTTTTCAACTATCAACGTTATAGCACCTTCCGTAGCTGTTAATTATCCTAAAGTAGTTGTTCAAGCTAATAATCCTGAGAACAGAGAGAAAGCTGTATTTGTTGAAGCAATAGTTAACTATTTGTGGAAACACCATGACTTTAGGTCACCGTTTAGGCGTGCAGTCAAAGACTTTTTGATATTTGGTCATGGTTGGGTAAAGGTTGGTTGGAAGTTTGTAGAGCAAGAACAAACGGTTACAGATATGGAACGTGACGGTATGATCGACCAAGCAATGGTTGAAAGCGCTGTGTATGCTTCTGAGAATCCAATGATGGCTGGTGAGTTGCCTACTGATGACGACATAGTTGCTAGTATTCCTGAAACTGTGATGCGTGTTGTTGAAGATCAACCGTTTGTGGAAAGAATTAGTCCTTTTGATGTGTATGTAGACCCACAAGCTACTTGTATGGAAGACGCTAAGTGGATAGCTCAAAGAATTATTAGACCATTGGATATGGCTAAAGAAGATAAACGTTACAAAGCATCAGCTCGGAAACGTCTTGCTGCTTCATCAATGTATAACACATATGGTGATGAAAGTTACGAGGAAGAGAAATCACAATACGTTGAAGAACGTGTTGTGATTTGGGAATACTACAACATTATGGACAACACCATATCTGTGTATGCAGAAGATGGTGACGAGTTCCTTGTAGACCCAATAGCTATGCCATACGCTTATGGTCAACCGTTTGTGATGCTACGGAACTATGAAGTTCCAGATCATTTTTACCCAATGGGTGATTTAGAATCTATAGAGTCTTTGCAACTAGAGTTAGATAAGACTCGTAGCCAGTTAATGAATGATAGGAAACGATATGCGAGAAAGTACTTGTACCACGAAAGGTCTTTTGGACCTGAAGGTCGTGAGGCGTTGGAATCAGATGAAGATGGCCGTCTTGTACCAGTTGTGGACGAGAATAAACCGCTTTCTGAGATAGTTATGCCTATGCCTCAAGTGCCTTTGTCACCTGAGATATATAACTATTCAAATATAATATCTGAGGATATTAATACTGTTTCGGGTATATCTGAGTATGCTCGTGGCGCTATGCCTGAAATACGGCGTACAGCTACAGAAGCATCTATTGTTGCAGATGCACAGAATGCTAGGTCTTCTGACAAACTAGCTATCGTTGAACTTGCTATATCTCATGTAGCTAAACGAGTTATACAGTTGATGCAACAGTTTATGACTGGTGAACAGGTAGCTCGATTGAATCTGCGTGGTGGAGAAACTATGTGGATTCCGTATTCTAGAGATGAGATTGTAGGAGAATACGACTTTAGTGTGCAAGCTGGTTCTACACAGCCTATGAATGAAACAATTAGGAAACAGCAAGCTGTTTCTTTGTTGAATGCTGTAGCTCCGCTTATTGGTACTGTTATAGACCCTATGGCTATAGCTGTTCATGTGTTGGAATCTGGATTTAATGTTAAGAATCCTGAGAAATTCTTGATTCAACAGCAACCGATGCCTGCGCCTGGCGCTCCTACTCCTGATGGTACGCCAGTTCCTGGTGGTGCGCCAGCAGGTCCAATGGGGGGCGCTCCGCCTCCTCCTGCCCCAGATCAAGGAGCGTTTGCGCCTACTGGTGGGGTTCCTCCTGAGTTGTTAGCTCAGTTGCAGGGACAAATGGGTATGGAATTACCTTCCCTTTAGTGGGACACTGTGATTAACTTATAGGAACAACTTATTATCGAGACTCCTAGGAGGACTTTGTGTCTGAAGAAACAGAAGCTACAGAACCCACAGAAACAGTGGATAACCTTGAAACTTCTACAGAAGTGCCAGAGGAACCTGCATATACTGTCAAAATTGATGGTGAGGAACAGCAGGTCACCCTTGAAGAACTTCAAAATGGTTATCAAAGGCAAGCGGATTATACCCGCAAAACGCAAGAGATAGCTGTTGAGCGTGAGCGTTTGCAACAAGCAGAAGCTATTGTGTCAGCGTTGGAAAATGACCCATCGGGGACACTGCAAACTTTAGCTCGTTCTTTTAATGTAGATACGTTTGACCAGCCTCAAACAAATGAGGATGGCTATGAACTAGATGCTACTGAAAAGAAATTAGTTGAGTTAGAGAACAAATTAGCCAAGCAAGAGCAAGCGCAAAGAGTTCAACAAGTAGAGCGTGAAGTTGATACTTTGCAAGAAAAATATGGAGAGTTCGATAGGAAAGAACTACTAAACCATGCGTTAAAGCATGGCATTCCAAATTTGGAAGCTGCATATACTCATATGCGTTTCAATGAAGTTAAGTCTACTGCTGATAAATTGACGCAGGAGCAAGAAATAACTAATAAGAAACGTGAGGCAGCGGTAGTCGCTCCTGGTGGTTCCACACAAAGTGGCACTACTCCTGAACCAACTCCACAGGTTACTTCATTACGAGAAGCTTTCGCTTTAGCTAAACAACAGTTAAACAATTAACCTCTAAGGAGATAAGAATATGGCGGGTAACGCTAATTTTGATGAGATTCTTACCACTACCTTAAATAACTATGTACCTCGGTTAGTTGACAACATTTTCACAGCTAGGCCTCTGTTCTACGCTTTGACAAATGGTCAAACTATTCGACGCATAAACGGTGGTGCTAAGATCGTTGTTCCAGTAATTTATGGAACGAACTCAACTGCTGGTTCATACAGCGGAACAGATAGTATTTCTACGACTGCTCAAACAGGCATTTCAGCTGCTGAGTACAACTGGAAACAATATGCTGCAACTGTAACAATCAACGGTTTAGAAGAAGCAAAAAATAATGGTGAGGCACAAATCATTGACCTTCTAGAAGGCAAGATTTTCCAAACCCAAGAAACAATAATTGAAAACATGAACTCCATGTTCTATGCAGACGGAAATGGCAACAGCCAAAAAGACTGGATGGGTATTGGCGGTATTGTTGGAACAGGAAATGACGGTGGTGGCGGTGCATCCATTGGTGGCATTGACGCATCAGGTTCTAACAACACATGGTGGAGATCATCAGTTACTAACGTAGGTGGTGCTCTAACTGTGGCTGCTATGGCAACCATGTATAACAATGTTTCTGTAGGTAACGATCAGCCAACGATCATCATTACAGATCAAGACGAATACGAAAAGTATGAGTCTCTATTAACTGGCAACATTCGGTACACAGATACTGACATGGCTGACAGCGGGTTCCAGAACCTTCTGTTCAAAGGTGCTCCTGTTACGTTTGATTCAGATTCAAACCTAGACGGCAAAATGTACTTCTTGAACACGAAGTATCTACAACTTGTTGCTCATAGCGATGTTTGGTTCAAGCCAACACCGTTTGTACGCCCAACTAACCAAGACGCTGTGTTCTCACAGATTCTTTGTTACGGCGAGCTAACCACAAGCAACCGTTCCCGACAGGGACTACTTGTTGGTCTAACTGACTAAGGTTGTTGATGGGTAGAGGTTACGCTTACGCACATAAAGCTGGTTCAAGACCGTACGGTCAGCCAAAAGAGAACTTTCGTGAAAGTACTCCTAGGCCAGAAGGCGTTGGTCCTTCTAGGAACGTTCGGCAAGTTATGGATACCAGCGTAATGCAAGCGGAGCCTACTCCCTCAGTTAGCAAATGCAAAGCACTCACCCGCAGTGGGGAAGCCTGTAAAGGGCGACCCCCTGCGGGAGGTGATTTGTGTAACTTTCATATCGAAAGGGAATAATCATGCAAATTCAAGAGATGAGGGCATACATCCGAGGATTGCTTGATATAGATTCGTCAGACATATCTGACGACATACTTAATCGCTTCATAGGCGAAGGTTACGATCAAATTGTTTACTCAGAGAAACGATGGCCTTTCTATGAAGCAGAAGACACGTTTACGACAGTTAATGGCACATCTGATTATGACTTAGAGTCAAGCTCTGCTGTGCTTACGACTAACACAAATGGTTTACGAGATGTAGCTGCGTTACGCACAGACGACCATGTTCTAACGTACTTGGGTCGTGATGATGGCGACATTGTATACCCTTTGAACTCTAACTCTAATGGAGATGTGTACTACTTCTCTAATTGGGCTGAGAAGATTCGTTTATATCCAACTCCTTCTAGCGCTCAAACTATTTATGTTCGTGGCTACAAAAAACCTAGTTCTTTTGGTACTGGTTCAGCAGATGGTACATCTCCTTCAGACTTTCCTGAACCATTTCACATTCTTTTCGCTACTTATGGTGCTGCTCGTGCATATGAACAGCAAGAAGACCCTGGAATGGCTCAACAGTATTACGGCATATATGCCAGAGAGTTAGACAATCTAAGAGCAAGACACATTGATGTGCCTACGCCACAACCCCTAGTGTTGAATCAAAGAAACGCTAGTAGGTGGCGTTCACAATCAATAATGCCTAATCGCTTGCGATATAGTTGGGAGTAGCCTATGGCAAAGCAAGGCTACAAGACTGAGGTTCTTGCCAACTTTGCAGGTGGCTTAAACTTCAGAACTGACCAGTTTAACTTACAACCCAATGAGTCACCCGATTTGTTAAACGTTGACGTTGACCCTCGTGGAGGTGTCAAACTACGCAATGGGGTTACAGCTATAAACGCTTCAGCTCTAGCTGCTGAGGTCGAAGGCCTAGCGTCATTCTTTACAGATGGTGGCACATCACAAATTATAGCTAATCATGGGACTGCTGTTGCGAGAAGTACAGGTTCAAACTTTACAGCTATAACAGGTCAGACAGCTAGAACTAATGGGTCTCGCATGTACGGCATGACTATGAACAATGTGTTCTATGGTGTGTCAGGAGACAAAGTATCGTTTAAGTGGGATGGTTCGTCAGCTGCTGATTTAGGTACAACACTTGATGGTTCTGCTGGCAACTTTCCTATAGGCCAGTATGTAACGTTCTGGAATAACTTTGCTTGGGTAGGTAAAACCTATGAGGGTTCTACTTACTACAATTCTAGACTACGTTGGTCTAACGCCAACCAACCTGAAAAGTGGACTAACACAGATTATGTAGATATAGATGTTGGAGAACGTGGTGACATCATTACTGCATTGGTTCCTCTCGCTGATCGTTTACTCATATTCAAGAACAACAGTGTTCATGCTATGTATGGGTTTGATTCTGATTCTTTCCAGCTAACTGCGCTATCTAGAGATGTAGGTTCTATAGCGCTGTCATCCCCTGTATCAACACCATATGGTGTCTTCTTCTGGCATGATCGTGCAGGCGTGTACCTGTATGATGGGCAGAATTTCACCAATGTGTTTGAGAAGCTTAGGCCTGCCATAGATAATGGCAGGATAAGCTTTACTACTGCACCTCAGTTAGCTTGGTACGAGAACCGCTTGTATCTTTCGTTAGACATGTTGGAGTATTACAAAGCAGGTACTCAAGTAACTAAACGGCATGTTATGATCTTTGACCCGACTATGCAATCGTGGACGTTGACAGATATTGATGCGACCACAATGCACGTTCATGCTCCTCCTGGTGGAGAACCCACTTTGTTAGGTGCATGCCAGACAACTGCCA